TGACCCCGAAGACCCGGACGCGCTTGAGTCTTTTCAGGGTGGTTATTTTCAAGGAGCTACGCTGTTTACTCAACCCGCCAACCGAGACGAGGCTTCTGACTTGGCTGACGCAGGAAAGGGAAAGACATACATTATTGCGGCCGCAAGTGGTTGGCTTTACCGGATCGATCCGCAAACAAAGAAGATTATCCGAATCAATGGTACTTCCGGCACCACAACTTCACCTAAAACAATTGTCAGTATTACTTGCTCCGGCACAACAGCTACTCTTACGACAAGCGCTCCACATCAATTAAACCCCGGGGATAAAGTCACAGTTGCCAGCACACTTCAGGCGCATCTGAACGTCACAGACGCCACAATCCTTTCAACACCGACTTTAACCTCTTTTACCTACACGGCTAATTCTTTCTCCTCAGTCGGTTCGTCTGTTGGCTCTTACACCATCTATAATCCTTCCGTTGGTTACGTTAACTTACCAAAGTTCATGGACACCACGTACTATACGTTGCGTGTTGCTGGAGCTGGGAAAGCTACCGCGGGCGCCGGGCTTACCAATAGCTCCAAGGTCATTATTGAAGATCCTTTGCCGGCTGGAGTTCTACTTGGAAAAACGGGAACTGACTTTGCCGCCTCTGCAATAACTGTCTCCGGAGGACTTAATTATGTCACTGTATCCGACGGTGGAACCGGCTTTAGCAAGAACGCTCAAGCGTACGTCGTTGGTTCAACCAACGCTTCATTGGCTTTAAGATTTTCAAGAGATTCTTCTGCTTCTGAAAGACCATGGCCAGATCAGAACCATCAAACCAATCGTCATTATTTCTGCCAGGCTGAAAAGTATTTAGTTATTCAAGACGGTATTAACGCTCCATTTATATTTGACGGAGAAAACATTCGACGCGCTTACGTAACCTCCAATCCTGCTCTTTCAACGGGTGTCGGAAGTGGAACAGTTGTATCTGTTGTCGTTACAAATCGAGGTTCTGGCTACACCTCAGCTCCTACTGTAACTATTTCAGCTCCTGGTGGCAGCGGAGTGACCGCTACAGCAAACGCTGCGGTTAACTCTACTAGTGGGCAAGTCGAGCGTGTGACTATCTCAAACGCCGGCACAAATTACACATCGGCCCCGACAATTACGTTTTCTGGGGGAGGGGGTTCGGGAGCAAAAGCTTACGCTATTCTTGAGACTCCTTTTGAAATACCTACGGGTTCAATTATGGCTTACGGTCAGGGAAGGCTTTTTGTTGCCAACCCGAACCGTTTTGAAATTCAAGCCCTAGATCTCGTCGGATCTCACGTAAACGTCAAAGCTGGAACAACAGGCTCTGGCGCCATAAGTTATCCTCTTTCAGATCCTCGAGCCTCCGTTCTTTTTAACACCGAAAATACATATCTTAATGAGGGCGGGAGTCTTCTTATGCCTTCTTTTATGGGAAGAATCACCGGGATGCAGTTTGTCCCCACTCAGAACACTGTGGCAGGGCAAGGACAGTTGTTTGTATTTTGCGAATTCGGGGCCGCCACTTTTGCTGTGACTACGCCAAGATCCCAGTGGGGTACTACGGCGGGCTTCCAGACTGTTCTTTACACAAACATTGGAGCCGTAGGACCCGATGCCTTTGCCCAGGTTAACGGGGATTTATTCTTCCGGTCCAATGACGGACTTCGTACTTACAAAAACGCAACCGCAGAGATGGAGACGTATGGGAATACGGCCATGAGTGCGGAAATGAACTATATCCTTAACCAAGAGCCAATTCATCTTTTACAGGACGTAAGCTTGGCATACACAGACCGCGGTCGTGTATTGATGACTGCCTTGCCCCAGGAGTATCAACCCGAAACCCTCAATAGTAAGGCCAAAAAGGTCTACAAAGCCATGATTAGTTTGGATTTTAATTCGATGACAGGGAGTCTTGGCAAAACGGCTGCGGCTTATGACGGAGAGTGGACAGGCATAGATATGCTTCAAGTCATTGCGGGTGATTTTGGACGCAGAAACAAAGCATTCATTCTTGGCATCAGCTGTAATTTAAACAGCGTCTGGGAGATTGATTCGACCGCTCACGAGGATCGCCCGATTGCCGGGAGTGAGCTTGTTTTTACAAACAGTCTTCTGTCCGGCACTTATCAAGCCACAAGTCTCGCTGGAACTCGCAAGGCAAAGTTTGACCTTAGCAGAATAGCTGCGCTTGGACCGCAGAGTGTAAAACTTATTCTTAGCACTGAAAACGAGTCTTCTGCCACAACATGGACTTCTTCTGGCATGGGCTCTCAAGGTGTATCAATCTCATATGCTGTGAGTAGTTACGATGTTTCAGAAGAAACATTTAGTTCCGACTCAAGAATCTCTCCTTTCTTGAAGAGTCTTTCCGTCAACCTGTCTACTCAGGCTTCTGGAAAAACTACTGCTGAAGTTGACCTTGGACCAATCAACACTACTGGTTTTATATACGTCTCTGCGGTTGCGTCTGGTGCTTTACCGACAGAAAACTCTTCTACGTTTGCTCTTGCTGTTACAGGAACATCTTCCGGATCAGTACCTATCCGGGCTGAGCTGGAAACATCGGCCTATTCATTCCGTTCAATGTTTGAACTCAAAAAACTTATACGATCAGACTTTTGGTTTTCAAATCTTAGAGACCAAACGGATGTAGAGGTTTATTACAAACCAGACCAGTACCCCAGCTGGATATTTTGGGATAACTTCTACATGTTGCCTGAAACTTCAGTTTCTGTTCGGGCTTTAAGCGGAGAAGCAATTACAAAGACAGTACTGAACTCGTATTTGACGCCGAGTAACCTGGCTAGTTTATCAGCTGTATTGTACAAAACAGACCTCACAAAGTACTCGACTCGTCTTACTCGCGGTTTGGGGCTTCGACTTGATTTTACAACCGGCACGACTCCTCCCGGTACCGGATCTGCACCTTACTACATTGGCGTGTCTTATCTTGTCTCCACCCTAACCCCAACAGAGGTATCGGCTCTTGTGAATGGTACGGCTGATTATACAGCTTTTTATGGTTCATTTAGGACAGTAAACGTAAATCTTCCTACGGATAGAACCGCTTCAAGATTTATTAATCTTTACCGGCCGACAGGGAACTACCTTTATATCAAGCTTTCCTACCCAAGTATTTTGCCAAATTCCTCCTACGATGTAACCGTAACACCGTATGGGTTTAACCAGACTGGTACTACGCCAGATGTAGTAGACACAACTGGTTTCTTCACAACACTCCCTAACCTTAAACCTCAATTTGCGCCTCAAATTCGATTGATGAATCCCCGGGAGCAGGCTGATCCTATCACCAATAGGATGTTCTCACATGGGTATGACTTTCAAGCACGCATTGTCTGGACGGGTAATGCTACATTTCAAAAGATGTTTTTACATTGCCAGACTCTGGTTGAGCAGGTTGGAGGGAATATCTGATGAGCACCGAACTTAATAAGACACAGTGGCAACAGCTTGACGCTGTAGAAGCTTCTTTATTTCTCCATTACTCAGAGGTTTGTAGCTCTGTAATTTCCGAAGAACTACTCACTGAACCCGGTACTTTGACCTTGTCAGGCGGATCGACCCTTTTTGGCGAACCTATTACAGATCAAAGCGATACTTCATTATTGACATAAAGGAGCCAGTAGCCCAGAATAGGAGATTCCGCTATGCCTAAGATTACCGACCTTCAATCTTTTTCAGGGACTTTGAGCAGCACGGATGTGTTTCCGGTCGTAAATTCTTCGGTTACTAAGAAAATAGCTATTTCAGAACTTCGTGGGAATATTCTATCCAGCGGTTCAGTGTCCTCTCAGCAACTTTCAACTTCGTCGGTGACGACCGATAAGATTGCCGCCCGCACCATTACCGGAGCTAAAATTGCTCTCGGCACAATTCTCCCTGAAAATCTTGAAACTCGTTCCGGCCTGACCGCCGGCTCTTATGGCTCAAACAGCGCTGTACCTACATTTACTGTAAACGATCAAGGTCTTATTACGGCTGCTGGGTCTACTAGCCTTCGTCAACAGGTGAGCGCAAATGTTTTTCAACCCTACAACACTCAAACGGTTGTTCTGTTTAAAACTACTCACGCTATGACAATCAATACAGCCGTGACAACTACTTTTGGGTCTGGGTCGGCCACAATCACGCTTTCTCCCGCACTGGCGAATGGGACAGTAATTGCTGCGGGTACCAGCGTAACGGCTACTTTTTCAAATCTTTCAGGTACAGTCGCCAACGCAACAATTTCATTTGGGTACACGAGCTAACGTCATGATGGTTAGCATCGTCGATAGCTCGACATTCAAGTTGGATATTGGCACCGCTAATACCAATTCCTACAACCTTAATTTACGCACATTGTTTGAAACTCAGTATCCTTATGTGGGTTCTGGAGCAACCGTAGAGTTTACTGTCCTTGGAAACATTGGAAGCACCTCCACAAGCACTTACTCTTTGCAAACAGGGTCTTGGCCCGCCGGATCAAATATCAAACTTATCCTACCCGCAACAAGCGGAGGCACTACAAACAGTCCCGCGAACGGAATTATAGCTGGAAAGGGAGGCTCTGCTTCTTTTAGTGGTTGTTGCGATCAGCAAGGCCAAGCCGTTTATTCTGAGCAGGGCGGCCCCGCAATCCTTTTGAGTTACCCGCTCACCATTCAAAATAGCGGTATTATTGGTTCTGGTGGCACTGGTGGTCACGGCATCACGCAAAACCGAGACAACCCTAACCCTGGCGACGGGGGCGGAGGAGCAGGCATTGACCCCGGTTACAGTCAGGCTAGGGGGCGAAATTACCGGGGTGCCGCCGTGTATAGTTCTTATTTGATTGGCGGAGAAAGCACCGGAGTATTCGGGGGCAATTTAGGCTCAGGTAACGGCTACATTGGGACTTCATACGCAATTGTTGCACAGGGTAACGCCCTTACAGTCACAGGAAGCGGTCAACTTTTAGGAGGCACTAACTAATTATGGCTCTACTCGCATCTACACTCCCAGCCGGCACAAAGTACGCAACTCCCCAAGAGTTGCTGGCTTTGTTTGCAGAAAACCTTTCTGTACCCGTTTCCGACGCCAGCGTGTTTGTACTAAGCACAACGGCTCCAAATGATCAGTCCAAAATCTGGTTGGACTCTTCCACGGCCAATCCAACTCTAAAAATCTACAACGGAGGATGGATTTCAATCAGCGCTCAGAACACGTTTACCAGCGGGTTTACTGTTTCGGGAGGGAACGTTCGATTGATCAATCCCTCGCTTTCGATTGACAATACTGGCACCTACGCGGGTCGAGTTGGAATTGGCACAGAAACTCCAACGACAAAGCTTGATGTTGTTGGGGCGATTAAGACAGACACTTCGCTTACAACCCCGGCTCTTATTCATCCCACTAGCGGAACTGTAGCAATCACGGGCGGTATTTCTACAACAGATGGGATTACCGTATCCAGCGGGAGCTTAAGCATTACGGCCGGAGCTATTACCGCATCCGGGAACATTACTTCCTCTGGCGGCACTGTTTCAGCCACTGCAATTAATGTTGGTACTGGGGCAATCACAGGCGGGTCGCTTTCTCTCACGGCGGCCTCTATCAACTCCGCAGGTTTGTTGACAGCCGCTAATATCACAACGACAGGAGTTTTAACTGCAGGGAGCGTGGTTCTGCCTTCCGCCACAACATCGACTACATCAGCTTCCGCAGGTGGCGGACCCGCTCTGCCAGCTACTGCTGTTGGATGGCTTCACGTAACAATCAACGGGACGGTTAGAAGGATTCCT